GAATTTTATTTAGCAGAGAATGAATACTTTTATAAATTCGGCAGGACGGGTAATGACCTACAAAGATTTCAAACACATAGCAGAATTAAATTAAACATTCTTTCTACCTTCACAGATAAGTTTTACAATATTGTTGAGTATGAACGTCTCATTAAAAATTATGTAAAGGAACATAACTTAAAGTATGAGCCACTATTTATATTTGACGGACATACAGAAACAATATGTAAGAGTAAGTTGGACAACCCGCATGCTAAGTGGATTGTTGAATTACTAAAAGATAAAGTCGGACAATAAAAATGTTAGATCGTGGAAGGAGATAACAAAATGGTAAACATAGAGGAAGTAACTCTATTAATCAAAACTGATTATGGATTTGCATTAGATGAAGTATTAAGTACTTTACACAATGCAGAATTTGAGAAAAGTAACACAAAGATACTTGACTTCAATAGCAAAGAAGTAGCAACTATAAAGTACAAGCATAATCAATACAAAGTAGAAGGTGTTTAGTGATGGAGTATCATTTCAATGTCGTGACTCATATCATGGTCGCACTCGGAAGCATGGTGTTAGGTTATTATTTCGCAAACGAACAATGGCGGACACGTAGATTATGGGAATGGAAGAACATAACCCAAGAGCTACGCATAACGCAGACAGAAAACCATAGACTCGAAGAGATAAACGCAATTCTAGTCGGACAATTAAAGGAGATCGGCAACACAAAAAATTAGATCACCAGGAAAAACTAAAGAATCAGCAGCAGAGCCGCCTCTTTGCTGCTTTTTCTTTTACCTGGAAATAAACAGGGCATTTAGAAACGTTTAGAGAGATTCAAGACTTCACCCCTTCACTATGTACCACACCAATAACCCCGTAAACATTGGATAAAATCCTTTACTTATTTATTGATTGATGATAAAATTTTATTAAATAACTTTAGGAAGGAGTTAATTAAATGAGTAAAACAATAGAAATTTGTCCAGGTTGCCTGGCTTGTTACAATCAAGGGAGGTTAACGTTCTACTGGTTCCGAATTACTAAAGACACAACGCTTGAAGAAATCGAGACGGCTTTAGATATTGAGGAGATTCACAAGAGAGCGAAGACTCCGTACGCCTGCGGCGGTGACGAGGTACACATTCAAGACAATGACTTTGGCGGCGGTGAGTACATGCTACCCGAAGAGATATTTGGAATTGTGCAGCTGCTTAAACTGGTACCCGATTTCGATTACATCCGAGCATATAAAGAATGTTATGGCGCGGGCGAAGAGTTAGACATAAACAATGAGCCGTCAGAAGCATTCAAAGAATTTGCTGATTGTGTCCTGGTCTTCAATTCAATACAAGAAGAGGAGGAGTACCTGGACGAATATTTTTGTGAGGTGTATCAAGTAGACGATGGGCAAATGTACGCTAATTATATAGACTGGTACAGAGTCCGCGAAGATATGCGCATAGACATGAACACAGCACAAATAGGAAGCAGAACATTTTTATGGAGGAATGATTACTAATGGATAGAAACGAGATATATAGATTGCTTATGAACTTTGCAAAAAAGGTCAAAGCAGACACAACCATAGCAGAACAAGTTATGGGCGTTGGAAAAGCTATACATATATTAGATAGAGAAATTAGAACTGTTATAAATTCAGAGCAAAGAAACAAATATAATAATCTAGTGGAAAAAATAAATAGGATGACATCCTAATGGGTTGGGCATTAGCTTGGTTGTTTGTTGCTGCTTGGGTTATATCAGGTTACGCGGCGGACGGCTACGCACTGCGCAAGAAGTACAATGAATTAGTAAAAGAAAATAATGAGACTAACGAATTGCTGGATAGATATATAAATTATATTGGTGACGAGTTCCAGGCAGCAGAAGAAAGAGGAGAAGTATAAATGGAGAAAGCATTAGTTAAAGCTATAAAGAAAATGTTCGAGGACTATTGGATAGATTTAGAACTAGGCAGCAGTCAAGCGGACAGAGTAGAAGCTTATGTACTTGGAACCATCAAGGATGTTTTCCAGGAGAGAGAGGACAACATCAATGGCTAGAGAGATTAAACACGAACCCGAAGACATCCAGGAAACAGTTAACAGTTCACTGGAACAATTAACTGAAGGTTACGGAATGCTGAGCTATTCAGTACTCCAACATAACGTGGAAATTGCAGATACATTTTATGGAATCATGCAAGACCTGGAGAACTTGAGGGAGGAAGTCATAGACACACTCGAATGAAATCGTAATACCTGGTTAAGCAATTCCCCTATTGTTTACGTACTAATAACCAGGTGAGAGAGAGCCGCAGCAATGCGGCTTTTTCTTTTGTCCTGGTGAGTTTGTGATCACCAAGTCAGAAGAAATTAAATTAGATCACCGTGAAAATTTTCTAGATCGTAAATTTCTCCGTGAAAGTTTTGGAGATCGGGATTCCTGGAGAGACGTATCTACTCTATTTTAAGCTGCGAGTAGTCGATTTGTAAGGCGAACGCATGCTAGAGCAGTCCAGGACGAACCGCCTACGATTCGCCGCACCGTGCAGCACAACCCACACACACGAAGACAAAGCAATATATAACCCCCATACCTTAACCTGGCGGTCGCTAAAATATGTATGAATTAGTCAATTTATACCTGGCAATTTGTGGAGGTGGTGGGAGTCGAACCCACTGTTATTAGATGTTTATATGGGATAAGATCTAACACGAAACCAGTACACCCCCGTCTACAGTATACACTATATAGTGTAGTCTATGACCACTATATGTGGTATAACTACCAGTAGTATGTTATATTACGTAGATCCTGTAATATAACAGTCGAGCGCTCGGCAGTCGTAGCAATCCCTGTGTCACTCCCAACCCAACGCAGTTTATTAAGTGCAGTAACGTAAAAATATTGTCTCTCTCTAATAAATAAAATGTGAGGAAGATCCCTCAACGGATGACTAAGGCGGTCCTGCTAGTCCAACCACAACTCTTGATTATCATCATATAGTGTTTGTATAGGCAGGAACACTATATTGCTTATCCCAGTATGCTACACTATACCATAGAGATATGTCAAACAAAGAAAAAATCACCATCTGCACAGCAGACAACTGTTTAGTCCCTTTACCAGAAGGTCGTAAGAAGTATTGCAGTGATAGGTGTTCTAAAAGAACACGACAGAGAGCGTGGAGAGCAAGTAAACCTACAGCAGAAATACAAAACCCCAAGCAGGTAGATGAGAATGTACAGAAAAGAAGAGGTGATTATTACGCTATTATGAAACAAAAAAATTTTTTCAACGACATTATTGATGGTAAGAAAACCAAAAAAGAAATAGCTAATATATTAAGCTGCAGTCCATCAACAGTATCTAGGGCGGTAGCTGCTTACTTAGAGGACGTAGAGAAAGAAGCACTGCACGAAAAGAGGGGGGATCCCTTCGAGCTGCAAGCGGACGTAGAGTCCTTTGTAAAGTTTAGAGATGAATACTTCTTAACAGAGCGAGGAGAAAAATATGAAACACCTGACTTCCAAAAGAAGTGGATAAGTGCTATCTTAGATAGTATAAAGTTTGGTAGAAGACTAATGATCTTGTCTCCACCTAGACATGGTAAGACAGATCTCTTAACTCACTTTTGTGTCTACATGATATGTAAGAATCCAAACATACGTGTTATGTGGTGCGGTGGTAACGAGGACATTGCACGTAACTCTGTAGGCGCGGTGCTAGACCATTTGGAGAACAATGAAGGACTCATACAAGATTACGGAGACTGGGACGGATTTAGACCTTCTAATAGAGGTGGAAAAAGTTGGTCGTCCAGTCAATTTACTGTTGCAACTAGAACAGTCTCTGGTATTAAGTCGCCAACTCTTGTCGCAATTGGAAAAGGAGGTAAAATCCTTTCCAGAGACGCAGACCTTATTATTGCAGACGACATCGAAGATCATGGAAGTACTGTGCAACCAAGTGCTAGAGAAAACACCAGGAACTGGTGGACCACAACGCTACAGTCACGTAAAGAGGAACATACAGGAATGGTCGTCATTGGATCAAGACAACATCCCGATGATCTCTACCATCATCTCTTAGAAAACAAAGCATGGGAGTCTATTGTAGATAGAGCGCATGACTTAGAAATACCTTTAGAAGACGAGACACTCGATCACAAACCGCACATGTTATGGCAATCTAGACGATCACATAAATGGTTATTAGAACAGTTAGCTGCAGCAGAGACAACAGGCGGTAGAAATATATTTGAAATGGTGTATCTTAACAAAGCAGTACCTGACGGTATGGCATTGTTTACAGCAGAGATGATTGATAAATGTATAGACAAGTCACGTAAGCTAGGAGACATACCACCTGGTACTACGCTTATTGCAGGACTCGATCCTGCTAGTACAGGTTATCAAGCAGCAGTACTATGGGCATATAATAT